GTAGAACCTAACTTGAAAGTTACAAATAAAGAACCATGTAATATTTCTGATTCAATCGCACCACCAGACTTGGCAGCTTTTAAGATCAGTTCTTGTTCTCTTAACTTGTTATACTTCTCAATATCACTCATTGCTTTAGTAGATAAATTCATTACGCAACCTCCAACATTGACATTGGTACTCTGTAAATTTTACCGTTTAAGTCAACCAAACATTTTGATTGCATAATTTTTGTAATAACACCAGGTGTCTTTTTAGTCTTTTGTACTACATTAACTTTCATACCAACTTTCATTACAGACTTAACTTTATTCTTAATAATATCAGCTATTAAGTCTTTAGTGTTATTTAAATCTTCAATAGACATTGAAAATAATTTATTGTTAAAAGTGTTCATTTCTTTAATCATAGTGTTTTCTCCTAGTTGTTTAGTTTATAATTGTTAATGATTTTATTAATAGCGTTTTTCATATTAATATCAATCATATTTAAAAGTTTATTGTCAACTTCAATAACTTCTTTTAAATTTTTGTTTATCTTCTCTATTTGTTTATATGCGATATTTCTAACTATCGTCATATTATTTGTTTTTATGTTTTTGTTTATCATATACTAGCTAATATATCAGGATAAATAGATTAGTACAGATAAAAATGGTAAAAATAGCAAATAAATTGGTTAAAAAAGGGTTGATTTACTTAACTTTTTTACTTTTTTTGTTCACCCTTTGTTCTTGTACCGTAAAATCGTGTAAAATTAGGCCAGATTTAGAGAAAATTGGCGATTCGGCGTTAGAAAATAAAGAAAATTTGACAGAAACGAATCTAAAACACGCAAATGTGCGTTGTAAATATTAACATAAATAGAAATATGACAAAATATTGTGAAAATTGCGGACATGACTGTCACTGTGGCGGCGATTGTATGAAAGATTACGATGGCAACGGTGAAATTAAGTGTTGTGGTAACTGTAAGCATGAAGAAAAAAAAGAAAAATCAACAAGTAACGAAGATTTATTTAATGGAGCATAAAAAATGAGTAAAATGAGAATGTTTAAGTTTTGGAATGAAAATGGTGATGAAAAAGAAGTTGAAAAAATGAGTTTAAAGAAAGCTGTTATAGCTGTTCAAGGTGATTTTAAAGATAAAGTCATTGGTGTCGAATATATCAGTAAAAAAGGCAAACAAATTAGTGATTCTATTGAAATACCAATGGGTAGAAAAATTAGACAGGCAATGATAATTGAAAAAAAGAAGGCAGCACTTAAAGCGGCCAAAGAAGCAGGTAGATAATGGCTAAAATATCAAAAGGTTTTGTACCACACGAAAGAATGCCTAAAAAAACTTCACAAGGTACAAGTAAAAGAGTAAAAAAATCATCAATGAACAAATCTCGTAAAAGATCGTTCAAAGTTTACAACTCACAAGGAAAATAATGCCAGCATGTGTTAGATCAGGTTTAGATGTTCATGTAGGACACGCAAGTCCAACACCTAATCCTTTTCATCAAACGGCATATACAGGTGGTTCGCCAAATGTATCAATAAACAGCGCTGCCTCAATAAGAATTGGTGATACAACAAGTTGTGGTGACCCTGCGGTGGCAGGTAGTTCTACAGTTAGAGTAAATAGTATCGCTATTCATAGAGTTGGTGACGCAACAGGTGGTCATGGTAGTTGGGTAGCTAATGCTGCCTCTACTGGAAGTTCTAACGTAAACGCTGGTTAATCATGTATAAATATTGGTATGGCCAATATAAACGCAATTAACAATAGTAAGCGATCTACTAGAATTTACAAAGATTTAGATTTAGACTTTGGTAGAAATGTTGTTACAAATGATGTAAACAGACTTACTGATGTTGAAGCTGTTAAACGAAGTGTTAGAAACTTAATTAATACTAATCACTTTGAAAGACCTTTCCACCCAGAGATTGGTGGCAACGTTAGAGCATTATTATTTGAGCCAATGACACCATTGACTGCTTTAAACTTACAAAGAAAAGTAGAAGAAGTGTTAAACAACTTTGAACCAAGAGCAAAGATAACACAAATTTTGGCTGATCCTGATATTGATAGAAATTCATATAGACTTGAAATTAAATTTTATGTTATAGGAGTACAAAATCCAATTACGGTAGAAACATTTTTAGAAAGATTAAGATAAGATGGCAAGCAATAAATTACAAGTTTCAGATTTTGATTTTGACGATATAAAAGCAAATTTAAAATCATTTTTACAAGACCAATCAGAGTTCCAAGATTACGACTTTGAAGGTTCTGGTTTTGCTGTCTTACTAGACTTACTTGCTTACAATACTCACTACTTAGGTTTCAATGCTAATATGTTAGCAAATGAAATGTACCTAGACAGTGCTGACATAAGAAAAAATATTGTATCATTAGCAAAGATGTTAGGTTACACACCTACATCACCAAAGTCACCAACAGCAACTGTAGATATTTTAATGAATAATATTCCTACAACTGTTGCTACAATTACAATGGCAAAAGGTACAGCATTTACAACTTCTGTTGATGGTGAAACTTATCAGTTTGTTACAAATGCAGTACATACACTAACACCTACAAATGGTGTTTATAAATTTTCAAGTATACCTCTTTACGAAGGTACTTTAGTTACATTTAAATATACAGCAGACAGTACAGATGTTGACCAAAGATTTGTAATACCAAGTGTTAGCGCTGATACATCTACTTTAAAAGTTTCAGTACAAAATTCAGCTAGTGATACTACAACTAGTACATACACATTAGCAACAGGTATAACAAGTATTAATGCTACATCAAAGGTTTATTTTTTACAAGAAATGGAAGATGGTAAATTTGAAGTTTACTTTGGTGATGATGTATTAGGTAATAAATTAGATGATGGTAACATTGTCATATTAGAATATATTGTTTCAAATAAAGATGAGGCAAATGGTGCTAGTTCATTTACTCTATCAGGTAGTATTGGTGGATATTCAGATGTTACATTAACAACTGTATCAAGTGCTCAAGGTGGAGCTGAAGCACAAACAAAAGAATCAATTAGATACAATGCACCTTTACAATATTCAGCACAAGATAGAGCTGTTACAACAGGTGATTATGAAACTATTGTACAATCACTTTATCCGAATGCTCAATCAGTTTCTGCTTGGGGTGGAGAAGATGATGAAACTCCTGTATATGGTGTTGTTAAAATTGCTATCAAAGCAGCGTCAGGTTCTACATTAACGAATACAACTAAAACAAATTTAGTAACACAATTAAAAAAATATAATGTTGCTTCTGTAAGACCAGAAATTGTTGATCCAGAAACTACATCTATATTACTTACAACTAATGTTAAGTTTGATCAGAATAGTGCTAACAAAACAGCTGATACATTAAAATCAGATATATTGACAACACTAACAAATTACAATACAAATACATTAACTCAATTTGATGGTGTATTTAGATATTCAAAAGTTACAGGCTTAATTGATAATACAGATTCATCTATACTATCAAACATCACAACATTAAAAATAAGAAAAGATTTTACACCTACATTAGCAGTAAGTTCAAAATATAATGTTTATTTTAGAAACTCACTATACAATCCACACTCTGGTCACAATTCAGCAGCTGGTGGTATATTAGAAAGTTCAGGTTTCAAAGTATCTGGTGATAGTTCAACAGTATTTTATTTAGATGATGATGGTGCAGGTAATGTAAGACGATATAGTTTCTCAGGCGCAACAAGAGTTTATAGTGCTTCTAACCAAGGTACGATAGATTATGCTACTGGCTCAATCACAATAAACTCCTTAAGTGTTTTAAGTGTAGAAAATATAAGAGGCGAAGCTTCAAGTAAAATAGAATTAACAGTAGTACCATCTTCAAATGATGTTGTTCCTGTAAGAGATCAAATATTAGAAATAGACACAGCCAATTCATCTATCACAGTTACTGCTGACACTTTTGTTGGAGGATCTTCTGACGCAGGTGTAGGTTATACAACAACAAGTAGTTACTAATGGCAAAGTTCACAAAAAAGATAACCAATCTTTTAAATCAGCAAGTACCAGAGTTTGTACTTAGCGATCACCCTAAATTTTTAGAGTTTGTTAATTCATATTATAAATTTATGGAGTCAGCAGAGATTACTCTTGCTAACATAGAATTAACAGATGGTATACAATTAGAAACAGAAACAGCACAAACAAATAGTTTAGTGTTAGACGCTTCTAAATTAGATACTGATAGAACACAATTAGACGAAGGTGATAAAATATTATTAGAGGATTCTG